AAACAGCTGCGGCCGTGAGGATGTCTTCCAGGCTGATCACGTTGCCGGTAGTGTCGTTGTACTTCGCGCGGGATGTAGCGTCTGCCGTGGCGGCATCAGCAAGATTGCTGAGGATATGCAGGTTACGGGCCTTACGGTGTGCAATAGCGCCTCCAGCGGCACGGGTATCGCGAAGCGCGACGTTGGATTCCGACTGCTCGGAATTGGTCACGACGATCGGATAACCTTTATCCTGATCCAGGGTAAGCTCGATCTCAGCTTCGGTTCCGCCGTTCAGCATGCTCGCGTCTGCGATAGGCATAGCGACCACATTTCCCGGGGTATAGGAAGGAAGGACAAGCGTCTTTTCGTCGCCCTCCAGTTCTGCGCTGCGATTATGCACGTAATCGCGCATATCGATGTTCTGCTTCTTCTGCTCGATCTCGAGCTCTACGACTTTGGCGGTAAAGGTCTTTTTGCTGAAAGCCATTTATCTGCCCTCCTTCATCCAGCGATTATAGAGCTTTTCGACGAGCTCCGGGTTATCCTTGTTCAGCGTGGCTTCCAGTTCGGGATCATCGAGCAACTGCTTGTAGCTGTTGATCTCGGTGTCCTTGTTCTGGGGATCACCGGCGGGAAGAGGTACTTCCGTGGTGACGTTCTTCACGGGAACGCTGTTGGCGATGAATTCATCGTACAGCGCGCGGTCGTTGTTGATCAGCTTGTTTGCGAGCTCTTTTTGAGCCGGTAAAAGCTTGCCTGAATTGATGGCAGCATCGACTTCCTGAGCGTTGATCTTAACGGTCATCGCAGAGACGTCTGCCTCCAGTTTGAGGTTGTTCGCCTGGATCTCTTCGACCTTGGCGATAGCGGAAGCCTCATCATTGGCTCCCAGCAGTTGTAAGAGCTTGTCCATTCTCTCTCCTTGAGCGTTTTCTGTATTGGTTATTGCCGGGAGCTCCTCAATGAACGGAACGTTCGTTAACGCCACGCTGTGAAGCCTCCAGGTATTATAGATTTCTCCGGTGCGTTTATTGCACCAACGGTGTTGATATACCGGTGACAAATATCTGAATTCCTTATTGGTGATGGCGTTAAGCCCGGATCCGGTAGGCTCGATCTCAACGATCAGTTTGTCTCCTTCGATCCGCATCGACTTACCCCAGGCTGCGGCTCTGGAACTCATCCCAAAGATACCTTCATGATCATAATCAAAAAGCAGGTCTTTGCCCTCATCCGTAAAGGTCTTGAGCATCTCCGCGTGACGCTGTGCCGTGACTTCCATATCTCGCGCAGCCCAATACCCCTCAACGCTGACAACGAGCTCCATTCTGCCATTATCCATAGCGTTCGCTTGAAAGTCGCAAGTCCTTGCGAAGATCAGGCTCTGCGCTTTGATTACTTCCTCGATTTTCTTCATTTAATTCCTCTCATTATCATGCGTTATCTCCCTTTCAAGCTACGCTTTCCTGCTTGAGACATCCATTATTATTGCCATATTGGCTACTTATCAATCTCGATCGGCATTTCCCAGACGATCAGGCCAGGATAGGTCGCCTGATCCTTAAAGCTCTTAACTGTGATATGCCCCAGATGCCCTAATGTATCCGATACTAAGGGCTTGCTGTCGATCGCCCCGTAAACGCTTTCGACCAGATCTAGCATGCCCGTATCCTTGCCTCCGCCTACGGAAGAGGTTATCAGGAAGAGCGTTAGCGAAAGCGTGCCGTAAAGCGTGCCGTAGTCTGTCGTATTGGCGTCCATGAACTTGATGTATATCCCGGGAGGGGTCAGCGCTATCTCGTCGAATTGCTCAAACTGCCCCTCGTATATCTCGATCGTGGTTGCCGTACTGGCAAGCTTCTTGATCAGCGCTGCGACTACCTCAGCTAGCATCCTTTCTCCTTACCGACTGGTGGACGTATTCACGCACCAGTTCATCTATTTGTTTCATATCGTTGGGACCCACGTATAGATATGGCCTGGCAGGTATCGTAACGCTCTTTACTAGCTTATATTGAGCCACAGGCTTGTCGCCTTTCTTGCTGAAGATATAACCTTTAGCGATGAAAGTCGCTTCCGGAAACTGCCGCGGCTTATATAGCTTTGCTTGAGCCGTGAGCGGGATTGCCAAATACTTGCTTGTCTTCGGGACGATCGTGCCACCTTCATGCTGGATCCGCGCGTAAGGGACGCTTGTATCCCCCGCCGTCAGGTAGATCTTATTACCTTCCATGCGGTACTTGATCGACCGTGCCAGATGCCCCCTGGTATAAAGCGTGCGTCCGCTTCTTTTCCCGGTCGTTTCCGGTACGATTTCGCCGTTGCGGATCCGCTGTTTGATCCGGTCTCTGAGCCTTATCCCGATAGCCATCAAAAGCTTGTTCATAACAGCATCGTACTGAAAACCTGGGTCTGCCCTTCTTCAAATTCGCTCTCGACCATCACGTCCTCACCCTCGTCATCGGTGACCGTGGTGAGCCGTATCCTTCCTTGCTGGATATCGGTCAGCATCTTCATTGCTTCACGCTTATCTGCACTGACGTGCTCCGGCATCTGATTCCTGGCATACTTTTTCCAAACCGCGTATACTGCGAGCTGAAGCGCTATCTGTTGCAAGACTGCGGAGGATGAAACCGTGGTCAGATCGACCCTGGTCTGGATCATCTCATCGATAAGCGCTGCTTCATCGTCCAGTATCCCCTCGAGAATCGCGACAAAGTCATCATCCTCAACAGTCCCCTGCATAGCAGTGCATTGAAATCCAATCGCCGCTTTCAGCTTGTCTGCGTCACCGTACATCATAACTCCTAATATATCATTGTCTTGGAACTGCGTTCCACAGTCTCGTAAACGTTGCTTGCGCTGATGTATTTGAACATCTCGATTGCGCTGGCTAGTGCGTCTGGTCCATCATCGTAATTGGCATTCGGAAAGCCTATCAGTTGCTCTTTGAAGATACTCCAGGCTTTGCCGGTCGTGCAGTTGATGATGTTGCCGAATTGGAATAGCGGTTGCAAAGTAAGGATTCGCTCTTCCTTTTTAAGCCTCGGAGAAAAGCCCCGGAGCGGCAAAACGTAGCCGCGCTTCAGCGCTACTTGCGGCAGATAGTCGCGGATCAACTTCTGCCAGAATATGTCTTCCATGTACATCCGTGTAAGGTATCGCTGATCAACGTCATACATCGCCTCGATCATCTCGATGATTGTGCACTTCATCATCTCCACGTTCAGCAGCCAGTAAATCCCGCGCCATAATGCGACCGTCCAGATCGCCTTATAATCGTTGGTCTCACCTGCTCCCATAGATGGATCCGTAAAGGTCACCTTAGGAGCTTCCATCAGATCCTGTCTTGTCGGAAGTTCAAACCCCAGCCCTGAACCGGGTGCCAGGGATTTAAGCAGCTCTTCGCTCTGACGCCCAAAGGGGTTGTAAAACCTGATCCACTCTTCTTTGAATACCTCTCCGTCGATCGTGGGCTTCATCATGTAGTGCCGGTCAAAACCGATCTTACCCATGACTTTCTGCTTGGCGAGCAGGTTCTCGGTCGAGTATGCGCTCGGCCAGTTGCTCTCTCCGTTGTCGTCCAAAGCCTTTATGATCCTGTAAGATTCAAATTCGTTCGGTTCCGTATCGCACTTTTCGACGAAGCGGTTAAGAGCTCCGGTGCTGTTGGTCAGGTTACCCAGCCAAAGCAGTAATCCTCCGTTTAGACCAAAAGCGCCAAACGCCTCTTCCGTCACGTATTCATATTTCTTTTTCGAAAGTTGGGGATTCGTATCTTTGTGGCTTTCCAGATCGTCGATGCCGATCAGCCTCGGCCTGTGCCGTCCGTGGATCTTGCCTCGGATCGCTTGTTTATATCCCAGTGCAAGATAGCGAACCCCGGTCGGTGTCTCAAAATCATACTCCTCGCCGGTGCCCGGATCCATGCCCGCGTCCGGGTAATCGTTGCGAAGCCTGGCGTTATACTGGAATTCCAGCCTGATCGCCACTGTGCGCTCTTTGGAAAGCTCCTTGTCGGCGCCGGAGATAATATTGAAATAGCTCCGTTTCGTCACCCCCGCCCAGATAAAAAAGGCGATGATCAGAAGAGAGCTCTTCCCTGAGCCTCTAAACCATATTTCTGAAACGATCTGTGTCTGATTAGTGTCCAGAGCCGTCTCAAGCTTTTGGATCTCTTCTACGTGCCAATCTGCGAATTCTGCGGTAATATAATGAGGGAAGTAGGTCTGGGCGAAAAAGAGGACGTTATCCTTAGCGTGCCTCTTGCGCTCCGCCTCCTTGATGGGATTATCATCCGCGAAGGCAACCGTCTTCTCCTGGATCAGTTTGGCAAGATCCCGAACCTTCTCTTCGAATTCCTTCCTGGTCATCTTCTTTTCGTTCATCTCACCATCCCTGTGGGAACGCCATCCTGACGTTCTAATCCATCATCCCTCATCCCTGCTCCCTGCTATACTTCTCCCTCAAATGCTCACCCAGCTGAGGCAGTATCGTCTGGAACGTCTCCAGAAATCCCTGGTCATCTACCACGGAAGCGATGAACTTAGTCATATCTTCCATGAACCGGTAGATATTCGAAAGCAGCACCTTCTCAGGCATCAACCTATCCATCAGTTTAGCAGTTTTCCATAGTGAGTCAGCCGTTGAGGGATCCGTGAGCTTCTTCTCTTGGACGGCTACGCGCACGGCATCCATGAATTCTGATTGCATATTCAGCCAGAGCGAGACCTGTCCTCCGCTCTGAATATCCTTCTGCCATTCTCCCTTTCGCATCCAGCGATAAAGCGTCTCTTGCGAGATGTTCAGCATATTGCTGATCTCGGTCATCAGCTTACCTTCTATCGTGTATAGCTTTCGGGCAGTCTCTTTTATTTCTTTACTGTAGCCCATTCGACCACCCCCTCAGGTGCTGAGTATTCTTGGCTGGATATCTTTGATGTCCCGATCACCCGCCCTTTATAGGTCTTGATGATCTCTGTCCAATCCCCTTCGCTCAAAGCATATTCAGTGATAAATAGCGCCGTATGTATGATGCTGTCTGGCTTTGTTAGCACATCCAGATTCACATACTCATCATCCCCCACGAGCACCGGATAGTTATTCTTATCTTTTGTATATGACCGGCTTCCGCCCATTTCGTTATTGATACTTGGCTTTCCGTGGGAACGGCCTCCAGCCGTTTCTTCTCTATTCTCCCCCAGCTTCCCGATCGCGTCGCTGGGAAGCATATCCGTCTTCCCCGTATTGACCTTGAAATCCCCGCCCAGTGCTGCCTTCGGCGCAACCCTGCCAAAGCCCGGATCATCCTTTGCTTCTCCGGCGGTCACTTGCTCGACGTCACATCGGCAATTATACCCATTGGGAGGGTAGTTCTCGTCCCAGAATGGATCATTGATCCCGGCGATATAGCCATCCAGAACTGCGTGCTCTTCCCGAACATGATCATCGCCAACCGTCACGTAGCGCAAGTAAGGATAAATGTCAGCCAGATCTTCGATCTCTGCCCATCTCCCGGCCATGCTTGTTGCCGCGAGAGCTGTATCATATTCAGTCTTCAAATGATATGGATTGTCAGGGGAGAACCCCGCTATGTCCGCCGCCTGAATAAAGTCCGTAAAGCTCCCGCCTTCTTGGACAACCCTGGCAGCTTGATCCCATAATGCCTGAAAAGCCTCGCCAATTCTTACCTTACTAATGATGTAAGCCTGGTTTCTGAAAGCGTTTATCGCTTGGATCGACCTCTCGTCAAATTCGAATACCAGCTCCGGCATCTCGCTATTCGCACGTTTTTGCTTACGCCCCTGAGTATAGCTCTTGGCCAGCTTTCCGGCAAGATCACCGGCGATCGCTGCGATGATTTCGCCCTGGTCAATGGCTTTTAGATCTTCAACACTTCCGCAGTTTCGGATCTTATCCCGCATCATTGACAAAAATTTGGCAATTCCCTTCGTCTCTGCATTCACCCATGCGCCGTCCCTGATCCCTGATCCCTGATCCCTGATCCCTATTCCCCGATCCGTAGCGTAGGACTCCGTTCCTGCGTTCCTGCGTCCCTGATCCCTGTTATTAAAAGTTGGCATTGTGGGAGCAACTCGTTCCAGAATGGTTTCCCCCTTAGCCGGAGCGGGAATATTGTAAGTCCTTTGCACATACTCCTGGCTGATCGGCAGGCCCATCTGCTGAGCCTTACTGTCGATCTCGATCCTCTTTCCCAGATCGATCGCGCGAAATGGGACAAATTCGATCTCTACGCCCTTCCCGCCGAAGTTGATAGCGTCAACGTAACTAGCTATAGTACTGATGAATACTCCGAAATCTACGAGATCACCCTCTTCAATGTCGGATTGGACGTTCTCCTGTACCTCGGCCATCGCGAAGGCGCCGGTGGTAGTATGCTGCGTGGTCATGGTTTGACCCAGGATCCTGGTCGTGATCCGGTCGATCATGAATTGACATAGCGCGCTGTATAAATTTTGCGTCTGGGCTTTGCCGGCGAACTCTACGAATTCTATCTCAGTTGATTTCGAGACGATCGCCGCTTGGTCTGTCCCCAGGCTCTTCACCGCGCGGCGCAAAACTTCGACTTCTTTTGCGTCTGCCGCGGCGTCATACTTGCCCAGACGTAGAGGTTTGCCATAAGTCTCTGCAAATTGAGACCAGTAGTTCAACGCGTAAGAATAGAAAAGGTAATATTTCAAAAGAGACTGAAGCACAGGGCGGTGATACAGGATGCTGACAAACTTGTACTGCGGAAGATCCATTGCCCGATCGCGTTCGAAAACGCCAAGCTTCCCGTTCACCTTGCGCAGATCAACGTTTTGATATGTCTTCAGTTCCGTAGGCAGGTATAAGCCATCAGTCAGCGAATAGTTGATCTGCTGGAACTGAAAGCCTTTTAACTTCCCTTCAATGAAGATCTCGCTCCAGTTCGTCATCATTCGCGTAATTAGTACGTCATAGAATTCAATCTGCTTCTCAGGTAGCTCCGTCTTGTAAGTCCAGTTAGCCTTCTTGATGCTCGCGACCCGGACGCTTAATTTGCTTTGCAGGTTGTCGTCGGAGTCCAGAAGTAGATCCATCACCGCATTGAGATTCTGAAGCTTGCCTCGTTGACGCCAATCATCTATCGCGTTTTTGATATTGCCGGGACGTAACGTGTCCTCCACAAATAGATCATTGTATTTAGGCATGTGATCGCTCAGGATCTTGCCCGCGCTTTTTGCGGCATTCGAGACCGCCCCCTGTGCCTGGCTTTTATTTCTCTTAAAAGGGTTTATCATAATCACCTCTGGGCTGATTGTCCTCTCTTACCCGCATTCCATCCACATATATTACCTTTTTGGACATTTCCCCGATACCTGTTCCCTGATACCTGATCTTCCTAATACCAAAAGCCCCGGCTCATCACCGGGGCTTTCTTCTCTAAACAGCGCATGGGGCTTATCCCTGCTCGATCCTCGTCTCATAGTATATACGGTAGCATTGCCGTTCAGATAGAAAGTACTTCTCCGCCACCACCGTCGCTGCCTCATAGAGCAAGTATCCGCTTCGCAGCAAACTGGTCATCTCCCTCTTTATCCGTAGATTACGCTTCTCCCGGCGCTCTTTCATTTATCCCCCTGGAGTCTTTTTATTTCTTCAATGATTGAAATATATGCCTTGCTGTTGTGCCGCATCCTCTTCGCCTTCAGCTTCAGCCATTCGATCCGCTTTTGATACTCCCTCCTCAGTGAACAGCGTTTCATAAATTCACGGGAGCAGAGTCTCGCTGAGCACAGGTTCACTTCACATCCCAAACTTTCACGCCACGGGTTCATCGACCAACCCCCTTCGGAGAGAGGCCTGTGATCAGGTTCTTGATCGTTGAAATGCTCCGGTGATATTCACGCCCCAGGATCTCAATGGCTTCGGTATATCCTGCTCCGCTTTCACGCAATAGCTGGTATTTGCGCGCGACCTCTGCATTACGTTCTTGTATCCATGGATCCACCCTCATATCTCTATCTCCATCTGATTCTTATCCACCCGATGCACCACCACATGCTCGTCTTTATGCTTATACTTTGTGCAGACAGGATCTCCGTTCTCATCATAGATCAGCTCCGGCTGTGCCCCGACTCCCAGCGCGCAGGCCAGGATCCGGCATGTATTCATATTCCTGTAGCAGTTTCGGCACCAGGTCTCTGTCCATATCTCCCCATAACTGCTATTCATACCCCCCAGATCAAACAGCCCGCTATTCTTACTCATTCTCCCTCCCTATTCTGTAGCGCAGGACGCTGTAGCGCAGGACTCCGTTCCTGCGACCCTGATCCCTCATCCCTCATCCCTGTTCCCTCGATCCACTTCTTCACAGCATATCTTATCACCGTACTCTCCATCCTGTTCCTTCGCCACAGCGCCATCAAAGGCACATTATCACTGATCGACTCCACAAAATTCTTCAGATCCTCATGGCTCAGCTCCGGCAATTCGATCACCATCTCTTCAGATTCCTGTTCCTTCGTAGCGCAGGACGCCGTTCCTGCGATCCTGTTCCCTCTCTTTTCCGTCCTCTTCCGATCCCACGCATACCATTCCGCATGATACTCACTGAAGTGGCTCGGACGATACAGCGTCGAAGGTCTCAAATTGTCCTCATACGATTCCTTCCCCAGCCACTTCGCGCACTTCACTTCATGCACTTTGAAGAAGTCCTCAAGCTGAAAGCCCTCTGCCAGTCGTCCCCGGATCAGCGCCTTTGTCGCGTCAGACAGCCGATAACGCGCCCCCGTGCGCTCATTCAGATCATCAAGTATGGATGTAGCCTGATGAAGAAAGAACTCGTCAGGCGTCGATTCTGACCGCTTCAGGAGCTCTTTCTTGATCACGCTCGTCGCCCACACCCGGAACCGCCGGGCGGTTTCCTCACCGCCCAGCAGTTCATCCAGCTTTGACCACAGTTCTTTATTGGTCATCTTCACCCGTAGCCACGTCATCCTGACGTGAGCCGTTCTCCGTAGCGCAGGACTCCGTAGCGCAGGACGCCGTAGCGCAGGACGCCGTTCCTGCGTCTATCCCGGCAGTCGACTGTCCCGCCGTTCCCTGTTCCATTGCGGCTATCTCGTCCACCAACTCAGACAGCTTCCAGTCCTCAGGCAATAGGTTCCAGGCGAATCCCCAGTTCATGACAAGTTTGGCATGATATTCAGGAAAACGCATAATACTCCTACCTCTTGCCCTGGGAAGGCCTTGTCTGTTATTGATCGGCAGCAGGATCATCATGATTTTCTGAAGCGCTCTCTTGATCTCTATGGCGCTTCGTTCATCCAGCTCGATATCAAGGATCTCATGTTCGCACATCTTATCCAGTTCCTCAAGCAGCTCTTTATAGGGAAGTTTCTTCAGCTCTTCGGTTCTATCACCCATCACTTTCTCCTTGACCTCAGCAGCCCACGGCTACATCATGACCATTAGACTCATCAGCCGGAGCCATCGCAGTACCGGCGGTCTGCAAACCGTCGCTACCTGATCCCTGTTCCCTGTTCCCTGATCCCCCCAGGGTTCCCGGCTCCGGCTCTTCTTCAAAACCCCGGAAGCCATCAGGATCCGGCTCCGTGATCGCTGAAAACACCGGCACGTCCCCGATCCGCATCGAGCTCAGCTCACGCTCTTCCCGATCCAGCTCATCAGTGGGAACGTCATCTGTGGGAACGTCATCAGTAGGAACGTCATCCTGACGTTCTCCCTCATCCCCGGCTCTCCCCGTAGCGCAGGACGCCGTTCCTGCGGTCCCGTTCCCTGATACCTGTTCGATCTTCGGCACCTCAACCCCCAACTCCCGGAGCTTATCAGTCAGAACCCCATTAGCCTCCACAGCCAGATCCAGGCACTTCTCAGTCTCTTTCAGCAGCCTGCACTTGCTCAGCACCACGCTTCGCAGCGATTCGATCAGCCTGGTATTCTCCCTGACCCCTCGTGTAGTGTAGGATTCCAATCCTACGACACGATCCCTCTCCTCCAGCTCCTCATCTTTGCACAGGATCAGCGTCTCATAATCCACCAGCGTCTCTTTCGCCGCAGTGAGCTCTTCCTGGCTCTTGAGAAGCTCCTTATGAATCTGCTGATTCAGTGCCTTCTCCGCCTTCAGATGTTCTTTCAGCGCCGTGATCCGTCTCTTATTGGCAATGAGATTCCTCAGATACACCTCACTCCGGGAAAGCAGATCCCTCGATTCGCTCTTCCAATAAGCGCGCCAAAAATTACACACGCTTAGCATAAACACCGTGATCGCCTCCAGGATAGCCAGGGCAGTGATGATTATCTCTTTCTCCATGCTCAGAACCTCGAAAAGTCCACAGGTATTGCTTCCATCTTCCCCGTCTCAGGATTCGCAGCCTTAAACCGGATATACCTTTTGGTCCCGGTCACCTGTTCACTTTTGGAGATCAGATCCATAGCTTCCTGCCATTCCGGCTCCGACGCAAATTCAAACTTCCGGAGCTGAATCAGCTTTGCCTGGTCCACATTGCCTTTGTGATCGATCCGCAGCGCCGTCTTAGCGATCTGGCTTACCTGCTCAAACACCTTCCGGGCAGCAGGATCCTTGACCGCTTCCAGCTTGGAATCCAGCCACTTATTGATGATCGAGCTGGCCACCTGCAAATTCTCATCGTAGGATTTCTGCATCTGGATATCCACTTCAATGGCCATGGATCCGTCGAAGGTCTTCAGCACGGTGTTCCCCTGCCAGGTCTGCCGGTGCGCCTCAGCCGTTTTATCCAGGTGTCCCTGCACGTCATTCACCACAGCCAAGTTCACTGCCTGCACATATTCGCTCAGCTTTTGCGCCAAAGCGATCACCTTCCGCACCATCCGGTCTCTCCGGACGATCTGCTTGTCAATGATTGCCACAGGATACTCAGTCCCCTCCGGCCCCACGATCACATTCTTCTTAGTCTTTTTGCTCATTGTTCGTTATCTCCTTGTTTGGATTATTATCATCTTGTTTGGATATTACCGATCTGGCTTGAGCCAATTCTTTATCTGCATAGTCATCCCATTTAAACACCATGATCAGCCTGCGGGAAAGTCCCCTGCCTTCTTTTTCAATTATGATTCGAGGCATATGTGTGGATGCAAAAATGTGATTCCCTATTTTTATGTAGTCGATTACACATTCCTTGCCGTAGCCTTCCTTGATTATCTTGAGCCTATCAAGAAGTGCCCCAATCGTAGCTTTTCCATCTTCAGTTGGATAATCTGGTTGAGAAGCCAGAACAGCGTTCATTTTATCTTCCTCGGCTTTACTCTGATATGCTTTTATTTGCTTCTCCATTGCTAAAAAGGCTTTTACGATAGAAGCGAATTCATTGGCCGTAAAATAGACGTGTCGCGACCTAATGACCGGAGATACCAAGAGTGCTTCGCGGGCATCACAAACATCAGCTGTATGTAATACGCTTTCCATCACTTCACCCCATTCCCGGGATCGCCATGTCCATCCCGTCCATTCCGTCCATTCCGTCCATACCCCCGGCTCTGATGCTCCAGATTCAGCGCCCGCGTATCCACCTTATTAAAGCTATCCACCAGCGCTTTCCGGACATATTCCTTCTCTTCCGGCAGTCCACACTCCTCCGGTATCGTCCCCGCCAGTTGCCTTAAGGAGCACTCATACTCCGGGCAGTCCTGGCACTTACTGATCGCGACGACTCTCCGTCGCAACGGAGCCTTCTCTTTTCTCTCTTCTCTCTTCTCTTCCATTATTTCCTTCCTCTTTTACTCTTTAACTCTGTTTTATTCCCTTTCAGTTTATCGTACTCATAGCTAACCCCATCCTCGATCACCTGGCTATCACCGCCTGGTGTCCGTCCGGGGAACAGACCTTTCAAAGTATCATACAGTTGCGTGATCTCCCATAGCGTCAGCGCCCGGAGTGACGGCTTGAATCCCCACACTTCCATGTTCGTGTGCAGCCAATCCAGGTCGTGCCCGTTCGTAGCCACCAGTCCCATGATCGTCTGCCGCCATTTCACGCACTTAGTCTTCTCATTCTTCTTGGCATAGATCCTCATCGTAGAGATCGCCTGCCGTTTCTGCCCTGAATCCAGCGCGTTCCAATGCGTAGCGCTAAATCTCTTCAGCAGATACTTATCCACGCGCATCTGATCCCAGCCTGCCGCCATAGCCAGGTGCCAAAATAGCTTCCCCTGCTCATCAAATTCAGCTTTCGGCATCACACCCTCCGTAGCGCAGGACGTTGTAGCGCAGGACTCCGTTCCTGCGACCCTGATCCCTCATCCCTGTTCCCTGTTCCTTGAGGTCCCTCATCTCTCACCCCACCAAACTCAATATCTGATGAAACTCATCGCTATATTCTCTCATGATCCTCAGTCCTTCCTTCCGGCGAAGCCCCTTTTTAAACCCCGCCAAGTCGAATTTCTTGTTGAACTTAAAGTACTTTTGCCTGTCGATCTTAGGCAGTTCCTGGATCATTCCGATCGACGCCATATACTTAACGATCCGGTGAGCCGTACGGATATGGATGTTGGTGATATCCGCGACGATTGTTGCCGTGAAAGGCTTGTCATATTGCGAGATGAAGTTCTCGACCTTATCGAATTCTGGACTGTTGGTCATACAGCTTCCGCCTTCTTTTTGAGATCATCGATCGTCACCCTGGTCAGCTTACGCACCCTGGCGTACCCTTCGAGACGTTCCAGAGCCTTGCCCAGCTTGCGCAGGTTCCCACCGGTCTCTCCATAGAGATGCTGGATCAGGTCGTCTGCGATCTCGATCTCAGCGCTCACGGAAAGCACCTTCGCGTAGTCTGCGGGATCCAGCTTCTTAAACTGGAAGAAGAAGTTGCAACGGTCGAAGAAATGCTTGTTATAGCTCTCCAGAGCCGATTTCGTGTTATGCTCTCCCACCAGGATGAAGCTCGCGAAGGTCAGGTCGGCAAAGTCCCGGATCATCTCCAGCACGTCCCAACGCCTGAACTGGATCGGCAGGTTGATCTCATCGATGACCATCACGATCTCAGGATGTTCCAGCAGCAACGCGATGATCTCCTGCTCCATATCCGCCAAAGTCCCGGATAGCGTCTGAGGCGCACCGTAAACGTACCGGCTGACACGTGCGTAGATCTCGCCCAGGAACCACTTCGCCGTGGTCTTGGCTTGGCAGCGCAGGTAAAGCCACTGGTTTTCAAAAGCCAGGGATTCCCCCATCCTGGTCTTACCCAGTCCGGGATCCCCATAGATCAGCGCCATGCCGCGCTGTTCCGATTTCGTCCGTCTCAGGAAGCCGCTGATCAGCTTCCGGCATTGCAACACGTTGTTTGTCTCTGCGATCTTGTTCTGTTTCATGATCTTATGCTCCTTTATTTATCCTAATATCTCTGTTAAATTAAAATCCAGCTTGTCATCAGTAGGAACGTCGTACGTGGGAACGTCATCCTGACGTTCTTTCTCCGTAGCGCAGGACTCCGTTCCTGCGTTTCCGTTCCCGTTCCCTGTTCCCTGATCCCTATCCTCTTCCACCTCAATATCCTCGATCGAGATCTCCCGCTCAGCCACGCCCAGATCATCTTCCGGGATCTCGTCCAATGCCCTGCGAATTGGGTCGTTTGCCCTCATCTCCAGCTTGATCGTCTCTTCCTGGACGACTTCCGCGAAGACTCCGCTGTTCATCAGCAGGCTCTCTTTCTGCGGTGTGTCGGAGATCGCCAGGCTTACGTCTGCCAGCTTCTGCATTCCCACGACCGCCTTCTTATACCGGCTCATCGTGTGCTTGACGGCTTTCATCTGATGCCGGACGATGCCCTGTTCCAGCTCACCTGCGAGCCTGGCTTTCGGAGAGGTCAGCATGCGTGCCGTTGCCTGGCAGATCGGAAGCTCGTCGAGGGTGTAAACCAAGACATACCGGTCTTCCATCATGCCATAGCGGACTTTCACCTGCTGCCCGACGTAATCCACCAGCTCAAAGCTGTAATACAGCGCGCCTCTGATGTTTATCCCGTTGTTATCCACTGTCCGAACCGCGGATCTGAGCAGATAAACGAAGCTCTCACTCTTGACGAATCGGCTTTCAGGAAGCTTTGCGTGCGCCTCGCCATAGACTTCAGCCCGGCTCTTGCCCTTGATCCTGGGATGCTTTTGGCTCGCGTATTGCCCCAGGATGTAGCTTTCCAGGGATTGCTTGAATTCCTGCGCCGTGAGCGGTTGCCGGTCTTCCAGCTTACGCACCCACTTCTCATTCCGCTGCATCGAGGCAGGCTTCCCCGCCACCGATCTCCCCACGTAGGACCGCAGGAATGCCTCAAACTGAGACGTGAATGTGCCGAATGTCCGCTCGATCGTGCTCTTGCCCTTGGCGTTGTATGGACGGTGCATGGAGACGTCTTTGACTCCGCTCCGGTAGTAGATCCCCTGAAGTTCCAGGAGTTCCTTTTCGCCCAGGGTGGACGCGCTCACGAAGCCGGAGCCGTTATCCTGCTTGATCGTCTCGGGAACTACCTTCGTAAAGTTGATCCCGTTCAGATATGCCTCCTGGATCATCGCTGAATTCTCCGTCCAGTCAAAGCTCAAGCCTACCGGCATGGTCGAATATACGTCGATAAAGGCGCAGATGTGAGCTCGTTGAGGCTTTCCCGTGAAGGGATTGATCACCATCACGTTGATGAGCTTGCCGTCCGTCTGCCATTGCTCGTGAAACTTGAACGCGCCCAGATCCTGAAGTAGAGTCGGAAGACGGTGTTCACTAAACCACTTCTCGCCTTTCTGCCGCAGATCCCAGGCTGCTTTATTCTTGTCTATCTCACGCTCGACTGCGCGGCGCATGGTCCGGTCGCTAACGGGAGCCGTCTTCCCATGCTTTATGTATTTTTCCCATTTCCATTTATTGATCACGTCCCCGATCGTCAGAGCCCGGTCGGTAAAGAGAAGTGCCACTATCTTATCAACATCCTCTCTCAGCGCGGACGTGCCCTTGCTCGGTGCGTAGGCAGGTGCCAGAACCCGGTAGTCACGGTTAGCCAGTTTATATTCCTGCTCCCGGCGGAACAGAGTCCGTAGCGAGATCGCTCCGTCCAGTTTGAAGAGATCCTCGCAGATCAGCCCCTTATTGTACAGGCTGAGAAATTGCTCTTTCGCTTGCCCGGTCTTGAGCCCGGAGCCTTTCTTATAGTTCTCCAGCTCCAAAAGCATCCCCGCCCTCAGCTTTGCCAAAGCGTCCTGTTTCGGAGGAAGCTCAAGGCTCATCGGCAAGATCACCGGCACGTTCGCCAGCCCCATATCCCGCAATTCCAGCTCCGTATCCACAGGCAAAACCTCACGCCCCACCGCCGTAAACACATCCACCGTAGCGCAGGACGTTGTAGCGCAGGACGTTGTAGCGCAGGACTCCGTTCCTGCGTCCACTTCTGTACCGGCGGTCGCCGTACCGCCGCTCACCTGCACCGCCTGGTAATTGTAATCATGCAGCTTGCCGATCTTCTCGATCGTGGCGGGTGTCCGCTTCAGCTCGTCATAGCTTGTTTGCCATTCTTCTTGTGTAAAATCGAATGGCGAGGCATCTGTCGCCCAAGGCTTCACTATTTCACAAAGCCGATAACTTGGGCATGGATTCTTGCAGATAAAGCAGCAGTTGTCGCATCTGCGTTCTCTAATACATGTATTGCAGACCTTTCTGAACCTCACCAGCTCGTCATATTCCCAATGCGTCCCCCACTGATCAGTCCGTACATACTCGGTTGTCAGCTCTTGGTTGTCGGTTGTCGCTTCCGGTTGTCGGTTGTCGGTTGTCGCTTGGTTGTCACGGTTGTCACGGTTGTCACGGTTGTCACGGTTGTCACGGTTGTCATGCTTGTCACGGTTGTCACGGTTGTCACGGTTGTCACGGTTGTCACGGTTGTCACGGTTGTCACGGTTGTCACGGTTGTCACGGTTGTCACGGTTGTCATGGTTGTCATGGTTGTCATGGTTGTCATGGTTGTCAGCGGTTGTCAGTGGCAGGT